TTAAATTTGTATAAGGATAAGTTTGGAGTTAAATATAAATATCCGAATAGATCTTGTAAAAGATGTATAAGATATCCATGTTTTGACGGAATAGATAAATGTAGATGTGATTTTGCACAATATGGTTGTATAGATTATAATGATAACCATAGAAGCTAGATTAGTAAGCTTTGAATGTGATACAGGAGGATATATTAATTATATTTTTGAAAATTTAAATTGTACTAATTGGGATAATCAATTTAAATTAGTTACCCGATATCCTAATTGGGAGCATAGATCTTTAAAAATAGGGGAAGAAGGTTTTTTAACTTATAATATGGTTGAAGCTGGAGTATCTAACTGGTATAATAAAAATACTGGAAAGATGACCCCTTATAAATATACTACTTGTGAATTTATAAAGTTTATTATTAAAAAGCAGAATCAAGATCAAGAATATATTATGTAGATCATGAAATATTATATATATAAAACACATATATTACTATGGGAGTAATAGGAGACAAATTAAATAAAGCCTTAGAAGCTAAAAGTGTAAATACAAATATAAACAATTATGTTTGGAGAGGTCCTAAAAAGGAAGTAAATGGTAAGTTTGAACAGGAAGAGATCAAGCTTATTGATGCTACTCCAGAACAATTAAATCAATTCTATAGGCATTGTATGTCTATGCTCTACAGTAAAGATAAGAAGAATCCAGGTAGATATCATCTTCTCAATATTGTAGATGAGCAAAAGAAGAAATGTAACATTGAATTATTTATTCGATGGATTGAAAACAAATATAAGAGAAATATCCCTAACACTAGACCCGATTATCCTAGATTCTTGTTCTTACAAGATGTTAGAGATTTTCTTAATACTCCAGAAGCATTAGAGGCTTATCCTAAAGATAAGTATTCAGATACATACATTGATGCTGTAGTAAGTAATTATCCAGAAGAATTTAGTAAGATTACTATTAGTGGTTTAATGGATGGTTGTCTTGACAGTTTAGGTGTATTTGATAAAAGTCATCTTTCTCTGAATTTTATTATTAAGTTAGGGGTATGGTTTACTAATTCTGAAAAGAAGGAATTAGAAGAGAGAGATGAAAAGACTGGAAAATTGAAAGATAGAATTGACGTTATTATGGAACGTCATAGATTAAAGGCAAATGCTCGGCCTAGAACATTACAAACGGGACTTTCTTATGCTGAGTTTAGAGCAATGTTAAATCTTAAGAGTAAGAAATATTCTGAATTAACTACTGATCAGTTAGTAGCTTTAAGAAATAAAGTATTATTCCGATTCCAAAATGAGATTGAATATCATGCATCTCAATGGGAGGATAGGATTAAACAAATTAAAGAAGTGGCTGCAGCAAAAGGAATCTCACTTGAGAAAGTGAATATTGCTGATGAATAAAAATATACAACTATTAGTGGGTAACTTTTTAGTTATTCACTATAGTTTTTTATAGAGGATTATTAATATATGAAAGAGCTTGAACTATTTACACCTAAAGACAGAACAGCTAGACAACATGAATGTCTTACAAAATGGGTAAAAAATAAATGTAAAGGCTCTATAGAGGCGGCTACTGGGTTTGGTAAAACCAGAGTAGGATTAAATGCTATTTCTGCAGTACATAAACATTATCCAGAATTAAAAGTAATAGTTGTAGTTCCTACAGATGTACTACAAATACAATGGGAGGAACAACTTAGAGAACGAGGTTTACAAGATATAGCAACTGTAAAAATTATTAATACAATCATTAAACATGATTGGGTATGTAGTGTATTAGTATTAGATGAAATACATAGATATAATTCTGATATGTTCAGTCTAATATTTGAAAAAGTAAAATATAATTACATACTTGGGTTAACAGCTACTTTTGAAAGACTTGATGGAAAACATATATTAATGGAACAAAAATGTCCAGTAGTTGATTCTATATCTTTAGGTGAAGCATTATTAAGTGGATGGGTAAGTAAATTTACAGAATATCAAGTATTAATTGATGTAGATGATATTCACGTTTATGATGAATATCAAAAGAAATTTAATGAAGATTATGAATTTTTTGGATGGGATTTTCCTTTAGTTATGAGTATGGCTGGACCAAAAGGGTATATTAATCAAATAGACTATAGGGATAAATTAGTAGGTTTACATGTTGATCAAGCGACTAAATCTAATATACTTAAAGCAATTAAAAACCATTCAGCTAGTTTTATGCGTAATCTTACTGCAAGAAAGAAATTTATTAATAATCACCCTAAAAAATTAGAATTAGCTAGAAAAATAATAAATGCTAGATCTAATGCAAAGATTATAACATTTTCAAATAATGTAGCAATGGCTGAAGCTATTGGTGTTGGGAATGTATATACTGGAAAGATGTCCAAAAAGAAAGGTAGAATAACAATCGAAGAGTTTAATAATAAAGATACTGGAATCTTAAATACTTGTGCTAAAGCTAATGAAGGTTTAGATATAAAAGGATTATCTGTAGCTATTATTATTGGTTTAGATAGTTCTAAAACTAAAGCTGTACAAAGGACAGGTAGAGTTATTAGATTTGAACCAGGAAAAACTGCAGAAATATTCACAATAGTTATTAATGGGACTGTTGAAACACAATGGTTTAAGAATAGTCATAAAGATAGTGATTATATAACTATTGATGAAAAAAATCTTGAAAAAGTTTTAAATGGAGAACCTTATGAAACTTATAAGAAACCAATACAAAATTTAGCTTTTCGATTTTAATATAATACTATTATGACAGTAGAAAATAAATGTGATTTAATTTTGTTACAAAACATTATTAATTCATATGAACATGCAGTACTTACTAAAAATGTACTTATTGTTAAAGCTTATGAGAGGGATTATGATCTAAAATCTATGTATGAAGATTATAATAAATTAAGTGAGCAATTTATGCAGACGTATGTAAAAAGTTCCGACTCGAAAGAGTAATACCATATTTACAGTTAAAGAAGATGTGAAATTAATCACTATTTAACTTTTTTAACTGTTTGAACACATTTGATTATACTATTGATGCAGAGTTAGATCTTATGGAGAAGTATAAACTTACTCCAAACCAATTAGAAGTAATTAAAACTATACTTTTATTACAAGAAGGATATGAAGAAAATTATTTATCTAGATTAATTCCAGTATTTAAAGAAAATGATATTGAATTAAGAGATATTCTTATTGAATTACAAAATAAAGGAATTATTTTAAAATCTTATAAAATACCATTGAAAGGACAAAGATTTGATCCATTAGAAATACCAATCGCTAAGAATTTTGGTAAAAATATTTGGAAATGTTCTTTTGAAATAGGTAAAGAATTATTTGAAACATATCCTATGTTTATTAATATTAATGGAGCTTTATTTAGTGCTAGAGGTATTGCTAAAAAGTTTAATAGTCCAGAAGATTTCTTTAGATATTATGGAAAGGCAATTGGATGGAATATTGATAAACATAATAAAATTATTGAATTATTAAAATGGGAACAAAATAATGATGTTCATTTTATTAATATGAGTATAGCTACTTTTGTAATTAATGAAAATTGGAATGAATTAGAAGCTTTGCGAGATGGTAAATTAGCTAATATTAATTATGATACTATAAAAAGTCTATGACAATTGTAGATTTACTGTATAGTGAAATACAAGACGGACTAAAAGGAAAAAATATAGGTTATTCTTTAGGTTTACCTAAATTAGAAGATATTACTGATGGTTTAACTAAAAGTACTTATACACTATTATTTGCAGGTAGTGGTATTGGAAAAAGTTCTTCAATGTTATTCTCTTATGTATATTATCCTATAATTGAGCATCTATTAGATGGCAAATTAAAAATTGTATTATTCTCTTTAGAAATGAAAAAGACTTTAGTACTAGCTAAATTATTGAGTATTTATTTGTTTTATAAATATAATATTCGATTAAGTGCTAAAGAGATCTTATCTAGAAAGAAAAATTTCAAATTATCGGATTATCAGCTTGATAAAATTAATGAAGGTAGAGAATGGTTAAAATCTGTTGAGCGTATCTTAATCATTGAAGATGTAGGACTTACAGCTAATAAAATGTATAGTCGAATTCTTTATCACTTAGAAGAGAATGGAGTCTTTACAGACAAGAAAAACCATACAGGATATGTACCTAATAATCCAGAACAAACTTTATTTTTCATAACAGATCACTTAAACTTATTAAGAGCTGAAGAAGGTAGAACTAAAAAACAAGAAATTGATTTAGCTTCTAATATGATTGTTAGTATTAGAAATAGAACTGATGCTAGTTTTTTAGTATTAATGCAGTCTAATAGATCTTCAGCTAATGTTGAAAGATTAAAACTTAACTTTTCAGAACCTCGTGTAGAAGATATCAAAGATTCTGCAGTTCCTAGTGAAGATGCAGAGATAGTTTTAGCTTTATATAATCCTAAAAGGGATAAATTAGCTTCTTATAGGGGATATGATATGAAAAAATTAGATGATAAGTTTAGATCTATACTATGTCTAAAAAATAGATATGGTGAAAGTGATGTTGCTGATTGTTGTTATTTTGATGGTAAAGTAGGAATATTTAGAGAACTTCCTAAACCTGAAGAAATTAATGATTATGATAACTTATTTAAAGAAGATTTAGAAATTAAACAAGATGTAGAAGAAATAGAAGATAAGCAAACAAAAGACTTAAAATTTATTTTATAATGTCAAATATAATTTGTTTAGCTGGACTAAGTAATAGTGGTAAATCCACTTCTTTAAAATATCTAGAACCAGAATCAACATTTATTGTAAGTTGTACTAATAAACAACTTCAAATTCCTGGATTTAGAAAGAAATATAAAAAAGTAACTACAAATGAAGGCAAACTTGTAGGGAATTGGTATATTAATAATAATTATGATAACATCAAAAAGATGTTAAATATTGTATCTAAAACAAGACCAGAAGTTAAAGTTATTGTTTTAGATGATGCCAATTATTTATTGAGTAATGAAACTTTCCAAAATGCCTTGACCAAGGGCTATGAAAAGTTCACGATACTTGCGAAGAACTATTATGATTTAATTGAGTATTGTATGAATCTTCGTGATGATTTAACTGTTGTATTTGTTACTCATATAGAAAACTTTGGAACAGATATTGACCCAGAGTATAGAATGTGGACTACAGGAAAGATGTTAACAAACGCTATTAATTTGGATGGTTTGTTTTCATATATAATTTATTCTGAACGTTATGTTTCAGATACAGATGATGAAGTAAAGTATAGATTTAAGACAAGAACTGATGGGAATGATACTTGTAGATCAGTTTCTGGATGTTTTGAAAATAAGTATATTGAGCCAGATATGAAATATGTTATAGATACTATTAATAAATTTGAAAATGGCGAAGAATGAAAGTAAATAGTGCTATTATTACTGTAGAGTTAGTTGATGAAGAAACTGGTGAACTTACTAATCAAACTTTAGATATTGCTGAATTAGTTTCTGAAAAACTAAGTACTGTAAAGAAAAAGACTACTAAAACTACTAAGAAAGTAGAAGATAATGATCCAACACCAAGATTGATATTAATGGATAACAAATATTCATTAAACAATGCAGCTATTGAATTACTTGGTGCTGAAGAAGGAGATAAAATTGACATTAAATATGAAGTCAAGAATAAAAAGCGTAAACCAGTGATTGGTACAGCTGATTCTTTTGGAACTAAAGGTGGAAATAAATTAACTAAATCAAATACTGTTTCTTACAGAGGTAAGAATAATGATGAACTATCAGAATATGGTACAGAATTTACTATTGGTTCTGCGGCTAAAACTGAAGGAACATTCTATTTGATTAGTGAAGCAATGGCTAATGAAACTCCAGAAGTTGAAGATGCTATAGATGAAATTAATGTAGAAGATGAGATTGCATCAGTTACTCCAGATGTAGATGATGCAGCAGCAATTACTTTAGATGACCTTAATTTTGATCTTTAATACATTTATTTTATGAGTACAGCATTTGATTTTAGTGGTTTTGGTGGTATTAGTGCACCTAGTAATAATAGTTTCCTTGGTCCATGGGGAGTATATGACATGGTAGAATTTGATGGGATTAGTGATCCTGTATCTGGTAAACGAAATGATAATACTGAATGGAAAGCATGGGATTTTAAATTTAAGAGTCCAAAAGGTACTTATAGTGAAAGAATTTTTGAGCCAGATGAAAATGGTATTAAACGTAGAAAAATGACTAATGCTAATGGTCATGAATATGAATTACCTTCTGATTTTGAGAGAAGTCAGCAAGTAGTAGCCCAAATTGTTGCAGCATATAATCCTACTGGTTTTGAAAAGCTTAAGGCTACAGCAACTAGTGGTAAAATTAAGACATTTGAACAATTTATTAATGTTGCTAAGAATTTATTGGAGAAACCAATTAAACCAACAGAAGAACATAATATTCAATTGAAGTTGTTAGGTCGTAATTCTTCAGATAATAGAGTATATGCTCGTCTTCCGAATTGTGGTATTTCTCGTAATGACAATAAGCCATTTATGGAGAAATTCATTGGTGAAAACGTATTAATGACTAGTTGGGAAGCACAGCAAGCTGATGCATATCATAAAGCAAAACCATCTAATCCAGAAGCTACAAGTCCTATGGCAGACACTGTAGATGTTTCTACATCTGTTGAGGCTGGAGAAATGAGTGACATTGATAAATTGTTAGTTTAACCAAATATAGTGGCTCCTATTATAGGGGTCACTTATTTTGTTTTATGACAAAATATGTATATTTTTGGTTTTAAATTATAAAGATTATGGAATTAAATTTTGATTTTGAACCAAAAATTACAAAAGACTATTTGCTTTCAAAATGTTCCGAAGAAACCTATATGCAATTTTATCTTGGAATACAAGTTAAAAAAGGATTATTTAAATCTCCTTTAAGGAAAGATCATAGACCTACTTGTTCATTCTATAGAAATAAATCTGGAGAACTTATATTTAAAGATTTTAGTGGAGATTTTTATGGTAATTTTATTAATGTGGTAATGTATAAATATCATGTTAACTATTATCAAGCATTAAAAATAATTGCTGGAGATTTTGGTTATATTAAAACTAATATACCAAAAAATAAAGGAACTATAAATACGAAAGCTAAAAAATTTGAAGATAAAGGAACTACAGATATAAGGGTTGAAATAAAACCATATACTAAAAAAGAATTAGATTGGTGGAATAGCTTTGGAATAACTAAAGAAATTCTTAATAAATATAAAGTATTTTCTTGTAAAACTATATTTTTAAATGGAAATCCATTTATATTATCTTCTAAAGATAGTTTTATATTTGGATATTATGGTGGAAAAAAGGATAACTTAGAATATTGGAGAATATACTTTCCTAAGAAAACTACTTATAGATTTCTTACTAATTGGCCTTCTAAAAAGGTACAAGGTTATGAACAATTACCTAAAAAAGGAAATCTATTAGTAATTACTAAATCAATGAAAGACTGTATGTGTTTAAAATCTTTTGGAATTAATGCTATTGCTCCAAATTCTGAAAATCTTTTTATTTCCGATAATATGCTTAAAGATTTAAAAACTAGATTTAAATATATAGTAGTTTTCTATGATCAAGATAGGGCAGGAAAAATTAATATGGCAAAAATTAGAAAAAATACACAAGGATGTATTTTTGCAGTTATTCCTAAGCATTATAATGCAAAAGATATAAGTGATTTTTATAAAATTTATGGACATGATAAAACTTTAGAATTTATTAAAGAAAGTATTATTAAAATGAAAACTAGTATAAAAGTAGGAGATGTGTTTAATACTAATAATTATGGAGAATGTACAGTAATTGATTATAAAGGATATAATAAGGTATATGTGCAATTTAAAACTGGAGGAATAACTAAAACAAATTCTTCTGATTTAAAAAGAGGTAAAGTTAAAGACTATTTATTTCCGATTATTGAAGGTATTGGGTATATTGGAAAAGGACCTTATAAATCAAGAATTAATAATAAAATGACAAAGGAATATGCTGTTTGGCAAGGCATGATTAAAAGATGTTATAATTCTACTATTTTAGAAAAAGAACCTAGTTATAAAAAATGTTCTGTTTGTAAAGAATGGCATAATTTTCAAGTTTTTGCTAAATGGTTTACCGATAATTATGTAGATGGATTTTGTTTAGATAAAGACATATTAGGAGGTAATATATATAGTCCAGAGTATTGTTGTTTTATTCCTGAAGAATTAAATAAAGCTTTACAAAAAAGTATAAATTATGAAAATAATAATTTACCTTTAGGAGTACAGTTTAAAAACGGAAAATATTTATCTTATATAACTATAAATAAAGAAATTAAATACTTAGGATCTTATGATTCTCCAGAAGAAGCACATTCTGTATATATTAAAAATAAAAAAGACTATATAAATAGTATTATTTTAAAATATAAAGATAAGCTTTCTGAAAAAATAATAATGGCTTTAAATAATAAATTGATTTAATTAAAAATTATTAATTAGAATGAGTAAATAGAACTTAAACACATCGTGTAAAATTATATATCCTAATAAGGATGTATTAACTTTTAAAACTATAGAAGAAGCTTCTAAAGGTACTGAAGAGTATAGTATTAATCATCCAGAACTACCTAAAAAGTATAGACCTATATTATCAGTTGCTGCAATTAAATTAAGATGTAATAAATCTACTCCAACAAAAGATGGGATTATCTGTGAATGGTTAGATCAACATACTAAAAGATCCTATCAAGCTAAAAAAAGTAAATCAAAAGGTAATGCTTTAGAATATCATATAAGAGATAGACTTAGAGAATTAGGTTATAACTGTGAAAGATCTGCAGGAGAATCTAAAAAATTAGATAATGCTAAAGTAGATATTATTGATTTAGATGGAAGACTTCCTATTAGTATTCAAGCTAAAAATTATGCTAATACTCCAAATTATTTTGGAATTAGAGAAGATTGTCCTATTAAAGATAAACCATTTGTATTATGTTGGAAGAAAAATACATTAACAACTAATAATACTATATTTATGGTAGATGAAGATTTCTTTTATAAATTATTAGATTCTTATACTAAACAAAACAATATTTAAAATATGGATACTTATGTAGTTGGTTGGTGCTTAGATACTGATCCAATTAATATATTAACTATTAAAGCTAGGTCTTATACACACGCTAAAGAAAGAATTTTATATACTATATTAGGTCAAGTATTAGATGAATCAGAAGATCCAGATATTACTTTTTTAGCTGATATGGATTGGAGTGAGGTTATGCGTGAAGTATGGAATAAATATTCTGTAAATTTATCAGAAATTAAAACAATAGACGAATTAATGTAATGTTACGAATAGGTTTAGATATTGATAATACTATTGCAGATTTTGATAGTCATTATCTTAGACGGTTTGGAAAATTTCCAAATCATGATTGGGGAATAACTAGAAATGTAAATAATATTCTTATTAAAGAAAAAGCTTTTTGGTTAACTTTACCTATATTAAGAATGCCAGAATTTAAACCTAGATTGTATTGTTCTTCTAGGATTAATCCAAAAAAGTGGACTAAAACATATTTACAAAGAAATGATTTTCCAGAAGCTCCACTTTATCAAGTAAAAGGATATGGTACTAGTAAATATGATGCACTTAAAGGTAGAGTAGATGTATTTATTGACGATTCTATATTTAATTTTGAGGATCTCAATAGTAAAGGTATTTTATGTTTATTAATTACTACTAATAGTAATAGTCATTATGATACTCCTTTAAGAATACATGATTTAAATATTGATACAATAACAGATAAGTATTATTATGCAGTAAACAATAATCTTATTTAATGTTAGAAAACATAAAAATAACACCTAATTTAGATACCTTACGACTAGAAAATATCAGTGATGCTATTTATTTTAGTAAAAAGTTTGGGGGATATATATCTAATAGTAGATTATCTTTAATAAATCCAGAACAAGGAGGTAGTCCAGAAAAATTTATAAGTGGATTAGGACAAAATGCAATTTATAGTGATTCCCTTGTATTTGGTAGTGCTGTACATGAATTAATATTACAACCAGAATCTTTTCAACTTGTAACTTCAGTAGATAGACCAACTGCAAAAGCTGGTTTTATGGCTGATGAATTATATAAGAAGAATGGTAGACAGCCTTCTTATGAAGAGATGGAAGCAGCATCTAAAAAGATAGATTATTATGCTAAATCTTGGAATAAAGATAAAGCAGAAGCATTATTAAGTAAATGTAATAATTATTGGCGTAATAGAGCCTTATTTGAAGCTAAGAATAAAGATACTAAAACTTCTATATATCTTGATCCAAAAAGTAGGGAAAGATTACAGGGAGTATTATCTAATTTTAGTAAAAATAAAGAATTTATTTCTTTATTAAATCCAGAAGGATTACTTAATCCAATTATTACAAAAAATGAGCAAACTATATTATTAGACGTAAATGTTGAAGTTCCAGATCATGATCCATTTATTTTAAGACTTAAATCTAAATTGGATAATTATACAATTGATTCAGATACTGGAGAAATTGTAGTTAATGATGTTAAAACTACTGGAAGAAATATTAATGATTTCAAGTTTGCATTTAATAAATATAGATATTATAGAGAATTAGGTATGTATAGCTGGTTATTAGGCTTATGTGCTAAAAAATTCTATAATATTGATAAGCCCACTATATCTTCAAACTGTCTAGTAGTTGAGACTTTTGGAGCATATAATACTCTTACATATAAATTAACTAAGAAAGATTTTGTTAAAGGTTTAGCCGAATTTAAAACATTATTAAGATTAGTTGCTCATTATAAAGCTAAAAATAATGGAAGAGAAGAGTGGGATAACTTATAAAGAATTAGAACAAATTTATTCAAGATATTTTAGTCTTGGATATATAAATGTGGATATTAATACTAAATTTGCTCTAATATCTTTAATTTGCTGGGTTTATTTTCATTTAAAAGAAAAAAATCCAGATGTAACTTATTATCAGATCGTTTATAAGATGTCTCAAGGTTTGGGACTGGAAGATGATTTTATTAAAGGTTTATCTATAGTTTGTGAGAACTTTGGATATGGTTGTAAAACTTTTCCGACCTTTAATATTGAACAAAAAGATATGGTTAAAACTATAAGGGATATTTTGGCAAAATTTATGCCATTCTAATATTAACAATTATTAACACCAAGAATATTGTATTGTACACAGAAGTCCCTTATATTTGTATCACTAACTTATAGAAAGTTAGTGTAGATTATTAAAATAATATGTCTAAAAAATAGACGGCAGATCTTTTTTACAATTTAATGAATTAATGAATAAAGGAAATTATTATGAACGATTTTAATGGACGTTTTTTGGTATTGGAAGTAACAGGTTTAACAAAGAAAGAAGCACTTGGTAAGGCACCAATCGCTATCATGGGTGATGCAACTCAGGCTTATAAGAATTGGTTGAAAAAGCAGGAGAATGGTGTAACAGAGGCTTCAAAGAAACAATTTTATCTAGATTATTTGCAGAAGAAGTCTAAGAATGTACCAGGTGTTGGTTATTCTATTACTGTTGAATCTGCTGTAGAGGACACAAAGCAGCGTCCTTATAAGATTACTGACGTAAAGAATGAACAAGGTAAGCGTAAGTATCAGACAATTTACCAGATTATCAATAAGAATACTGGTGAAATTATGGGTTCTGTTGATTCTACTAAGGCTAAGGCTAAGGAAAAGGTAAAGGAAATTTATAAGAAGGGTTTCCGTGGCTCTGTAGTAGTTAAGTACACAAAGCAAGTTGTAGGTGGTGAGCCAATCGCATTTACTGCTGATTATGCTCCTTCTAAGAGTTCTCACGTTGGTACATATATTGTATTTGGTGTAGAAGCTTAATTAACGCCAAGTATGGTTTGACTATAAAAAATTAATTTTCATAAAAGGGTAGTTGTTGTGAAACAGCTGCCCTTTATTTTTTATATATACTTATTTTATTAACAACCGAAAGGATAATTAAAACATTGAAAAATGGTAAGAAAAACAACAATCTCTAAGACATTAGATTTTTTACGTGATGTTAAAAATTCTGAATATAATAATATTCACACATATTGTATGGCTAATAAAATATGTGATAATAATAAATATAAGAGAATTAAAGAATTATTAAATTCAGATGAATATCCTAAAGAATGTAAAAAGGATATTGAAGAAATTAAGAGATTAGTTGAAAGCTTAAAATATAATAAAGATAAAAAAGAAGAAATAGATAATACAACTAACTCTATTACTACTGAAATAGTAAGAGATGAATTTGGTGTAATTTGTGGATATAGATATAATATTCCTAGAAAGAAGGGCGGAAATTTATTAGGTACTCTTTCTAGAGAAGATATGGAAAGATTGTGTAATTTGTATTCTGTTTATGGTGCAAATCTCACAGCAGCTAATGTACATATAGAATTTCCACAATTCTCTTTAGCTGAATTTCAAAGAATAAGAAATGCTTTCTTAGTTTATAAATATACTTGTCCATTTGCTCCTCATATTATTGAAGAACATTCTGATGAAGAATTAGTAGAAATGTCTACTACTAGAAGAACTAATAATTTAGTTCGTAATATTGAGAGAGATCAATTAAAGGATATTAAAGAAGCAGCTAAAAAGTTAGCTAAAGAAAATCTTAAACTTAAAGAAAGAGATCATGTTCTAGAGCATTTGAGAAAAGATATTCCTAATATAGATTTTATTGGGTCTACTAATTTTATTACTTCTTGTAATAAAGAGGATAAACATTTGATTATATGGCTTTCTGATATGCATATTGGTGCATATAATGATGATTTTGGTTTTTATCAAATTCCAGAATATAATTCTGATGATATTCAAAAACGACTTAATAAGATTGTACAACATTTTGCTGGAAAAGAATATGAAAAAATTCATGTAATGAATTTAGGAGATTCTGTAGATTCTTATAATAAAGAAACTACAAGAGGTGGACATCCATTACCATCAGTAATGAATAATAAAGAAATGAGTGAAACTTATATTACTTTAATGTTAAAATTCTTTACTGATTTAAAAGCTAATATTAAATGTAATAGTATTGGATATTTTTGTATCGGAGAATCTAATCATGATGGAGATTGGGGTTGGATTAATAATAAACTTCTTGCTGCAAAATTAGAAACAATGGGAGTTATTTCTTATATAAGTGATTATCCTATTGATTATTATGTATTAGGAGATCATAATTTTGTATTATGTCACGGTAAAGATAATAATTCTCAATTTAAGAATTTTCCTCTTACTTTAAATGATAAAACTGAATTATATTTCTCAAATTGGATGAGAGATAATAATTGTTTTGGTAAATATAATTATGTAGTAAAGGGAGATCTTCATAGATATGCTTATACTGTAGGTCAATCATTTGATTATATTAGTGTTGGATCTTTATATGGTAGTAGTAATTGGATTACTGCTAACTTCGGTAATACTAAATGGAGTATTAATTTTATGGAGATTCAAGGAGATGATATGAAAATTGGAACAATTCGATAATTAATATGAATAAGTTAGTAGAAAAAGTAATTAAATTATGTGCTAAAATTTGTGAAGATAGTTATCCTATAACTAATCTAAATATATATTCACATTATAATGTAGGATTTACTATTAATGGCATATCTATATTTATTAGAGCAAATAATTTAGAAGTACATACATGTAAAGGTGTATTATGTACAGATATTAATACAGTAGAAAACGCTAGTCTAGTTATTGCAACTCAAAAAGTAAAAGAACATTCTGAAAAATTAGCAGAAAATATTTTAGATGAATATCTTATTAAAGGAAACAAGAATCTTTAAATATTATGAATAAAGAATATAAT